TAGACTTACTTCTTCAACTACAGCCCAACTAAAATTATCCCAACCGTATTTTATAATTGAACTATACAATAGAGATGAGTATATTAATTTGTTATATTGTTTAAAATGTTCTGCTTTTCTTTGTTCTAATGTTCTTGTAGTTTTACCTATATAAACTTTACCGTTAATAATATTTGTTACTCTATATATCAGTCCCTGTTTCATAAAATTATTTAATCAAACAGGGTATGAAAAATCATTATTATCCGTTACAAATATTTTTAAATTCCTCTACGTTATAAATTACATCGTTCATCTGATCTGCAGTTAGTTCAGTATCAATAAGATCAGCAAGAAGAACTTTAGGCTTATTATAGAGACCAATGCCTTTTAGATATCGTTGACCCACAATACCAGCTACAACGGGGTTAGAAGTATCAACACTTCGAATGTTTGAAACCCTAGTATAACCGTTACACTCTCCAAACTCTTTCGCTAACGAACAACCTAAAAGATGATGCGGTTTCTGCCAATCCCAAATACCATCTTCAATTAACATACTAATAAACTTCTTACGACCATCACACATTCGTTCAAGCTTAGCACGTTCTGGATCACCGCTTGTAGATCTGCCAATAATTTGATAATAGGAATAGTCAAATGAAATTGCAATATAATCAGCAAAATCAGACATAAACTTATAACACGCAACAAGCTCATCATATGTCTTACCCTGTACAACACCTACCTTAAGACCGGGTAGATCCTCATACTCACGCGTAAAATGGTAAAAGGAAGTTCTCGTCTCTTTATAATCCTCTAAAACATCAGGTACAATATAATATGTAGGTTTAAGCTCGTTAATATAATCTGCATATTTATCACTATTAAAAGCTTCACCAAGCTCAAAAATAGAGTTATCAAGCATTACCTCACGTCCGAGATTTAAAGACGTTTTAAAGAAGTTATAATACTTCGGATGTGTATCAAATAGATGAACTAACGCGTAATCATAATCGTTATATTGTCTAGAATGATCTAGAATCGAAATAGGAGTCTCATGGGATACTAACATAATAATATTATAATGTAGTTCCTTAACGAATTCAAGCATTAAATATTTTATATATGGCTCTCATTAATAGTGTTGGTGGATTGGCATCTGCTGTTAGTAACAAAGTTGGTGCGATAACATCTGTCGCTAAGGGTGTAATGTGTTTACCAGCAATACTTACCGGTCTTCCTGGTATTCTTGGAAACGTAGCAAAAGGCGTATTAAGTTCACTACAGAATCAAGCACTCGGTGTAATGGCAAGTATTGTCAATGGACTGACGGGAATGATTACAGATATAATTAATAATGCTGTCAATCAGATATTAGGTGTTGTAAATCAATTGTTACAATTAGAAGCGACAATACTTGCAACTATAGGTATTATTGAGCAAACGATAAAGGACATCAAAAAGCAAGTAGATGATCTTCTTAATTATCGTGCTGATCAAGAAAATTGTCGATTTGCAGCAGCAGAACTACTAAAGTGCGTTGCAGGTTCTCTTATTGGTGATTTAAGTAAAAAATTAGCGAAAAATGTAAATACTGGTACATCTAGTATAGATAAACTTGTCGGTAAAGCTTCATTCAAACTATCACAGCCTGGAAATGTTATTGAAAAATATACAGGTAAAATAAGCAATTCAGTTGATAAAGCTACGAGTCAAATAAACGCAACAAAATTAATATAATGATTAATACATTACATATTGGCACGGTAATAAAAAATGCTGATTTTACTGATAAGAGTTCAGGTCAGTATCTTGGACGGGTTAAAGTAGTTATACCAGGTATGACTATTATAGGTAGTGATGTAGTAAATTATAAGACACCAGGTTCAAATATTAAAGGAGACCTGAATGCTGGTGCTATTAAAAAGGCTAATAACTTTGAAATATGGGCTTATGTTATTGCTCCTATAACAGGTGAGAGTTCCGCATCAAAGTACAACCATACTAAAGACGCTTCATCGTTAGCAGATGGTAACGATATGAGTAACTTTGCACACCCATCAACATATACTACAGCGCCCGCAGCAATGTTTACATCACAAAATCTGGATGAATATTCCGGCGGCTCTAGTTACAACATGACAGCTAATGTAAATCCATACGGTAACTGCTACGTGACAGAAAATTATTCTGATTCGGGTAAGGGTATGTTTAGTATACCAGCTGTAGGGTCAAAAGTCTTAATTGGATTTATAAACGGTGCTCGAGGTCTACCAGTTGTACTAGGTAAAATAAATTCTGGTACAGAAATAGAGCAAATATATGGTGCTGGTACTGCATACCCTGATTATCCGAATATATTTGAAAATACTAAAGCACCAACTACAACTCCCCCAACCTCTACTACACCTACAACATCAGCAGCACCTGCAGCTGCTGTAGGCGCTTGCGGTCCAGTTACAACAGCTAACGCACGAGCGAAAGTACAACAAGCAAATGCTTTACAAGCAAGAATAGATAAAATAACAAGTCAACTTCAATCATCTAATCTAGATAGCGATAGTAAGGCAAGTTTAGCAAAGCAAAGTAACGTCTTAATAGCTCAACGTAGCGAAATAATGAAGTGTGTGTATTCTCTTGAAGGTCAAAATGATACATCTGTAACTAATACAGGCTTAAACGCCTACTCACCTGCAAGAATTGATGTTTTAAAGGAGGTAAAATAATATGGCTGAAAAAGAAATTCCCGTCAATAACCCAAACGAGGTAAACAACTATAGAAATAAAGCTGTATGGAATCATACAGCTGGAGCTATTACGTTTAATAATTCAACAGGTAGAGAGTATATTCATCTCGCACATAAATCAGGTAGTCATTTAACATTTGCTAATCAAGTAACTTCAGAGTTTAATCCTAACAATAGACAGACACTTACAAATGGTAACACCTTCCATACCTCGAAAGGTAGTTATAATCTAGTATCACAAGAAGCAGAGCATAGAGTCTATGGTGATATTACCTTTCTAACGGGTCATACTAACCTATATAATGCTCCGTTAATGGATGGTTATATGGCAGAACAATCAAAACTTGCAGCAATAAAATCTGGACCAGAGGTAATGCAACCAGGTTTTGGTAATGTAACCGGCGCTGTTCATGAAGCTAAGGGAGATTCACCTGACCCTGAGACTGGCTCTACGCAAGGTAAGAATTTTGAACCAAATAAAGCTCATAAAAATATGGCTGAGTTTTATAAAGATACACAGAAAAAACTTACTCCATATGAGCAGTTAATGGGTAATGGAGGCAGTATTAAATTACTATCCGGTAAAGATATACTAATAGCTGCAGGTGCCGCTCCTGCTAACTTTGATACAGTCTTTATAAATCCAAATGGTAGGAAAGTAAACGATAAACTTACTTACGATGGAGATAAGACTATAAAAACAAAGCAAACATCTGCACCTTATTATGAGGAGAAAGATGTAGCGTCAAATATACCTTTTGGTAATGTACACTTTCAAGCTGGTAATAAGTTAGATTTTAATTCAGCTGCAGGTGGTATAACGTTTGGTACTAGCGGACCTCTAAGATTAGCTGGTCAGGGTATAACCTATATAGGCGGTGCTCAAGTTAATATTACAGGTGGTGCTGGTGGTGGGTCAACGGGTCACGTGTTTATTACATCAGGTGACTTACTAGAACTCGATGGTGCTAATATCAATATAAAAGGTGGTACAGATATCTTAATTGAGCCAGGTTTAAGTGTCTTAGGCAATCAAATAGTATCGGGTGATTTGATAGTTGGTGGTAATTTAACTGTATTAGGTAATATAATTTGTAAGGGAACAATCGATGCAGATAAGACAATTACATCTAAAGTAGATGTAATTGCTGATGGCGTTTCTCTTAAAAATCACACGCATGGTGGTATTCAAGGAGGTTCAGGTAATACATCCCCTCCTAATTAATTACTTCCTATATATTATAATATAGAACATCATTATTAAACAGCATGTTGTACCTAATATGCTGTTAATAGCCATACCCACATTAAAACCTACACCGTATATCATATATAAACCACAAAAGATATAACCGAGAAGAGAGAGTAAGAACATAGAGAAGCTTAACCCCTCTACACTCTTGTATCTTACGGTTTTATAAATTTGTGGTAAGTAGCAGATGAAAAAGCATACTGCGTAAAGAATACCAAATATCATAGAACTTGATCTACCAAACCAAACTCAAGACATTTAGCTGAGTCAAACCAGAGATCGTGTTTAAGAATCTCATCGATTTGCTTCATTGGTACCTTTGTATATTGTTTATAAATATCTTTAATCATCTTCATAATACGTCGATTGTTCTCCATATCATCTTCCATTTCTGAAAACTTACCATAGCTACCGGATGATAGTTGGTGAATAAGCATTAAAGAATTCTTACCTATAAATCTCTTTTTCCCAGCGACTGATATAATCGTAGCTGCTGAAGCAGCAGCACCATCAATATAAGTGTGAACTTCTGATTTAAGGTTTCTAATAGTATCAAGAATAGCCATGCCTGCAAATACAGAGCCACCGTATGAATTAATTCGTAATTTAATATGTGGTACAAAATCTGGTCCTAAAAAGTTATATGTATTTTTAAGCTTAGCGTCTAGTTCATATAGTACCGCGTTAAGATCAAGAGCTGATTGCTCCGTTACATCTGCATAAAAGAAAATAGTATTTTCAACAACTCTTATATTACTACCAGCGGCTCCTCCTGGCCCCATAGCATTAATAAAAATCTGTTGTGGCTTACTTTCAATATCATCTCCACCTACCCCTTCGTTTAGATTATATTTCCATCTCATAAAGTTATTTAGTGTATTATGCTTCGCATGATGCGCAGTTCAGAATACTTCTTGCAAGTTCTTGAGCAGGATTTGCACTACGTTGATAGTATAGAGACTTAACACCTTGCTCCCAGGCAAAGATATATAACTCACTCACATCCTTAGGTTTAGCAGAAGGTGGAACCATTACATTTAATGACTGACCTTGATCGATAAACTTCTGTCTTTGTGCAGCTTGAATAATAATTTCTTTTTGAGAAATCTCACCAAACGTCTTAAACACATCTTTTTCTTCTTGCGTTAAGAACGTTAGATGCTGTACTGATCCACCATGTGAAAGAATATCTTTCCACACATCAAGTGTATCTTGATCTTTCGATTTAAGTAGCTTAACAAGATAAGGATTCTTATAAGAGAATTTACCTTTAGCTAGATTCTTAACAAAGTAATTATCACGAAGAGGTTCAATACCTTGACTGACTTGACCTAAGATAAATGAACTCGATGTAGTAGGAGCAATAGCAAGCGTAGTAGTATTACGTCTACCGTAACCTTCAAGCAGAGGTGGTTCACCAAATAGTCTAGCTAGCTCTTCTGAGGCAGTATCAGATTTCTTACGAAGTAGACTAAACACTTCACCGTTAATAAGTTTCGCTTCCATAGACTCGAAAGCAACAGACTTCGATTGAAGATATGAATGCCAACCAAGTACACCTACACCAACTGCTCGTTGATTAATAGCGAACTTACGTGGCGCTTCCATAAACGGAACACCTTCAGTCTTATTAATAAATTCAGTCATGACCGCGTCAAGGAAGTATACTAACGTTTCGATTGCATCAGTATCTTTTAGATCGTCCCAACGTTCGAGGTTAATAGACGAAAGATCACATACAAACGATTCATCATCACCGTTCGATAAGAAGATCTCCGTGCAAAGATTAGAATGATTAATCTTCAAACCTTTATCTTTATATACTTGAGGAGCTTGATCATTAGCATTATCTGTAAAGAACAAATATGGATAACCAGACTCAAAGCGCTTCTTAATAACAAGACCCCAGATCTTACGTTTATCTTTATCCCCTTCTACCATCGAACGCATCCACTCGTTAGTAATAGTAACACCAATAGAAAGATCTTGAATATCATTACCTTCACCTCTAATACCTAGAAACTCTTCAATATCACCATGATCGATAGGAAGGTAAGCAGCGAAAGAACCACGACGTACATTACCTTGTGATACGTAATTAACTAAGGAATCGAAAACAGTCAATTGATGATGAACACCTGTAGCTGTACCACCTGAGTTAATAATAGAACCTCGAGGTCTAATTGCACCAAAGTAACCAGAAGTACCGCCGCCGATCTTAGACATAGCACCAATCTCACCAATTTTAGTAAGAATTTTATTCATATCATCTGGAATATAACTTCCAAAACATGAAATAGGGGCTCCACGTTCTCTACCAAAGTTACTCCAGATAGGAGTAGATAGAGAATAGAACCCCTGGTGCATATATGATTCAAACTTATCAGCAAAGCCTTCTATACTTAAATATCTTTCAGCAGCATCAGCAATATCTCTAATGCGCTGCTCTGGTGTCTCATCTTTCGTGAGGTAGTCTCTCTCTAGAAATTTTCTAGAGTCCTTGTTTAGCCAGTATATATCTTTACTCATGTATCTATTTATATTATATATTAAATCTAAGTTATTCAAGAGTATCTTTATTTTCTTTTCTTTTTTTCCAGGCAAGCTTTAACTTTTCTCTTGTTGTTTCACTATGTTTTTTACCAAACATACCATTGTTAGATCCCTTACTTTTTTCTTTATGCTTTTGCCTAGTTATCTCACTTATAGGATTATTTTTATGATACTCTTTCATTATCTCAGAATGCTTGTTTCTATTTTCTTCATTCCACCATGTAGCATTATGCTGTTTTATTTTCTCTAACTGTTCTTCCGTATGCCAAGAATCGTATCTGCTTTTACGAGTCTCAACCATTTTTTTGTAAACTTCCTTGCTCCTTGTTCGTTTTTCTTGATTTTGCTTTTCAACTGTCTCTTTAGATTTAGGTTTTTTCATCTTTTGCTTCGTAGACTCAGATAATTTATATCCACCCTTATTAACAAAGTTCTTACCACCATTATGTTTATTATAGAACATAACATTATCTGCAGCATTTACTTTTGTTAAAAATCTTGTTTCGTAGGTTAAAGCTTCGTATGATGTTTCAAAATGTTTTATTTTAACTATTTGAAACATATGTAAGGTATCCTTACGTATTAATTCTTTAATAGTTTGTGACGAAGTTTGATATCCTTGTTCAGTCATTAAATCTACAGAATTAGATCTCGAATTAATCTTGCATCCTGCATAATATTTTTGACTAGGTATATGCTTAATAATATAAAAATACGGTTTTCTCATATATTTATATATACTACCCGACCTATAGAGTATAACGCAATTAGCCAAATAATGCATCTTCGTCAAAGCATTGAGACTTCTTAGAGTACTCTACGGGCCTAGAACTGAAAAAATCGGTCATATTATTGCCCAATAATTCTTCCGTGAACCACATTGTAGACTCTAAAATAGTAGAATCTACTTCAAAAGGCTTAGGTAAGCCAATTTGTGAAAGGGATTCATTAATACGGTTCTTGATAAACTCTTTAAGAATAGGAGCAGATAGTCCGGGTTCATTAATACCATTAACCATCCAATCGACAATTTTACTTTCCGATTTAAATGCTTCATGTGCAGCAGCTACAATACGCTCTGTCAGCTCTTCATCAAAGAGTTCAGGATGCTCTTCACGAATAGTATTGATAATTTGAATACCTACAAGAGCGTGAATATTCTCTTCATTACGAGTATACTTAACTTGCTGATCAGTATCCTTTAGAACGTTCTTGAAACGAGCAAAATGATTGATAACATAGAACTGAGAAAACAGAGAAACATTCTCAACGAATAAAGTAAACAAAGTTAAAGCGTATAGATATTGCTTCTTCGAGTCCTTGTAGAATCTATGTGTATACTTACGGAGATACTTGACTCTCCCTTGGATCCACTCAAGCTTAAGGTTCTCTTCAAAAATGTCTTCGAGTTCGAGAACCTTGAGCAAACGTTCGTATGCGTTGTTATGAATAACTTCTGTATTAGACATAACAATACCAAGATCATATAAAGCAGGGTGAGGTAGATTCTCACCTAACTTGGCCCAAAAAGTCTTAACCGCTACCTCAATTTGACCAATAGCGGATAAAGTACGTACAATAATTTCTCGCTCTTGATCAGTTAGTTCAACTTTAAATTGCTGTACATCTGATTTAAAGTTGAATTCTTTATCCGTCCAAAAACCATTATGCATTGCTTCAATGAACTGTTCAGTCCACGGATACAGGTTTGGCTTACGACTAATTTGCTCTTCAAAAATACTATGTCCCATGGTGTGATATTTAAGTAAAAAATATTAAATAGCCATTATTGAATTGGCATGCTTTTCTTAAGACTCCCACTATTAATGTTATACATTTTTATAACCTTTGCTGTACCTTGTTGCACTGTAATAGTCATCTCACTCTCCATAACAATAGGTTGTGATATGATAGTACCGTCTACATTAATAACTCTATGCAGCGCTCCCGTGCTTGCATTATATACTTTCACTGTGTTATTACTGCCTGTTTGCGCTATAAATTTCTTGGTCATAATTTAAATCCTTTATATTATTTATGAATGCCGATACATCAGGATCGGATTTATGTGTAGCAAAATTACTACTATTTTTCTTTGAAATTGTTTCATTTCTTAAGCCATGATAAATCATAATATCTATAATCTCTTGTGAATCAACATCAATTAAATTATCTTCCTCTACAATTAGAATATTACGAATCTCTTGTGCACTATAACCTCTTACAATTAGTGACTTTACTTTTTTAGTAACATAATATTTTTGCAGAGATTCAACATCGGTGTATTCTTCAACACGCTTCTTAAAATACTCAGTAGCAAAAACGAAGGACTTACCTGAGATTCTACAGGTTACAGATCTGGACATACCCTTATTATAACTTACTCCCAGGGGAAATCTAGCCACGTTTTTTCAGGTACTGAAAATCCATAATAATCAACCATATGCGACGCTTTATCCTTTACGAAGAGAGATGCATATTCAAATGTATAGAGATCATTATTACTATACATATTTTTAAAAATATTAAATGTATTACCAGAATCGCAGATATCATCTACAACAAGATAATTAGACCTAACCGATTTAAGGAAGTCGGGTTGTTGGTATATGACGTAATTATCTTCTTGAACTTGATTGTTATATGTATTAACACCGAACATTAATACCTTTTTATTAAGCTTGTAAGCTAGCATCGTCGCAGGAATAAGTCCGCCTCGACCAATACCAATAATATAATCATAGTTAGTCTTAACGCGTTCTGCAAGTTGATCTACCATAAAGGCAATATTCTCGTAACTAACTGACTTTTTTATCATAAGATAATTATAACTATCTTTTTAGAGGTTATCCACTAAATATAAGCAATGAGTAAATACGGTTTTAATGAGCTTGGACTTTTATATGAAGGTATTGATTTAACTTCTAATCCATACGCTGATAAGAATTATACACCAGGTGCATCAGATACCTGGGGACCTAAAAATTCATACGGTACAAAAGGTATGATACCTACCACAGTACCGGGTAATGCAGGTACAGCTTATTCTATGGGTGAGACAAACATTACATTCGAAGAAGAAGATGAACGTATTGTATCCGTTAACGCGGTAAAGAAAAAAGTAAACGATCTGCTACAAGATGCAACAGATCGTGGAATGGGATTCGCTTGCGAGCAATTACATAAATTGCTACAATTTATTGATACTTTGAAATAATAAGATCAAGAATATGATCTGCATACCAGCAGACTGCAGCACCGTATGTAGCAAATACTATAGGATTATAATCTCCTATTATACCTGTAAATATACCTGCCCAGAATCCTAAGCAGAGAGAGCAAGAAAATAATTCTTTAAAGTATTTATACTTAACAAGTTTATCTCTAAAAAAAGAAAGTATCGAGCCATACTTTAAAATAAAGCACAGCCCGATACAAGAAATAGTATGTAATACTAAATTAACCACAGATTAAAGTATCTTCTTTTGGCTTATCAAGAGCTTTAACAGCATCTGCTACAAGCTCCAATTCACTCTTTTTAACCTTAATCTTATTACCGTAATCGTCAAGTACTTCGTAGTTATCTTCATCGATCTTTGTAATAATAGGGCAACAGTTACCTTTACCACACAACTGAATTTCCTGCTCTGATAGTCTTTTTAACATACAATTATTTACTTTAAGCGCAAGATTTTACAAGCTTTGCTTCATCATTTCTTCTAGTTAAAAGCCCATCTAACCCCTTACCAACCCAAAGACGTTTCATATCGATAATCTGCTGAGCGATATAATTGTAGATATCAGAACGGTTAGAAGCAATAGCATTCTTAATGTTTAACATTTCAGCACGTGAACCACCACTCGTACTACCACCACGGTTAAATACTAAGCTAACAAGAGCGCCAAAAGTATCTTCATGAAGTTTTTCTGCACCTGGAAACGCCTTAGTTGTTTCTTTAATAAAGCGAGGTAGGGTATTGCTTTTGAATACTACTTCAGCAGCTTCCCATGGAATAGAGATATCTTTAACACTCGGAATAGCAGCTTTAGCGTTACCGCTCTTCTTACCAAGGTGTTCAGCAAGACGACTATATGAACCAGCATCAAGTACACCTTTCCAATCAGTTGCAAATTGTGCTGCTGTATTGTAGCCCATATCATAACCAATACCAATAGTAACACCGCTTTCACCACCTGGGTAACAAGGATGCTTAAGTGCTTTATTATAATAACCTGGACCACCACCTACTTCATATTCTAAGATAAGCTTATATGCATTAGCACTAATACCAGCAGGAGGAACACTAGCTGGTGCATGCTGGGTAACACTATCTGTAATCTGATTCTTTACACCTAGCTTAGCAGCAATAGCTTTCCATGTACCTGGTCCATCAATACCATCAGCACCTACACCAACAGCGTCTTGAATAGATTTAATACTACCTGCTACGCCAAGTTTTGCACCAATAGCGGCTAATGTATTTTTACCACTAATACCATCTGCATCAACACCTACAAGAGCTTGAACAGTTTTAACAATGTCTTTTTTTCCGTTAAATTCCATAACACAAGTATTTAATGTAGTGATGATTAAATAATAATGTTATGAATAATCTCACAACAGAATTAGTATTACAATTAGTAAAGTCAACCCCTTGGTATAGCATCTTAACAGCAGCTGTCACGCTCGCTTCTTCAGTTGCAGCTATCACACCAACTCCAAAGAAGGGTACATCCCTTTCCAAGGTATACCGCGTTGTCGATTTCTTAGCTCTTAATGTTGGTAAAGCTAAGCAAAAGTAATTTAAACACATACCAATCTAACCAGAAAGACCCACTCTTTAAGAGCGGGTCTTTTTGATTTATATTATTGCATTAGACTTTCCCAACTTACAGGGAATAGATCTTCGGCAATTGTATTAATCAGCTCAGCAACATCTCTTGTTTCTTTCTGTGTATCTTTCTTAAGTCTAAGCTTACATACACGAGCAAATGCAATCAACGAACCGGTCCAGTACCATTCAGTATACATGTTCTGTGGTAGAACCATACGAGCCTGTTCAGGGCATATACCAGCTTCGAGCATTAATCTATACGCACTTGAAGCTTGATTAACTGCTTGATATACAAGTTCACTCGTCTTAATCATTGTCGGTGGTAGTAAATTATCATTAACATCTCTCATAAAAGGATGTTGATATTCAAAACCATCGATGAATTCATCTTCATACGATCCTTGCTTTTTATCTTCATTTCGTTTACGCCATCCACAAGGGTAATAAAACTCAGGAGGACTATCTACATAACGTCTACTAATCTCATTCCACACTAACCCTACCTGATGCTTACCGAGTTGACGAGCTACAAAGATAGGAGCCTTAATATGGAATGAAAGTGATGCATGTCCAAATGGTGTCCAGTGATTCTCTCTAGCTAGAAACTTAATAATACGCTTATCAGCTTCTTTTAGAGTTTTATTTTCAACTCCTAATGAGTTAACATCATTAGGATCAACTGTATAATCCCAATCTGAGATCTTATCAAATGATACCCTAGCAGCGTTAACTACTGAGAGATCAGACCCCATACTATCTACTAATTTAACTTCCATATTACTTACCTTGACCGCGATATTTCTTCTTGTAGTTCTTAGATTGCTTAAGATGTGAGGTTTTACTCTTAGCATGAATACCTTTACGTTTGATTTTATTAGCTGCTCTAGTACCGTTCTTCATGTAGATATTTTATTATAAAGGTCTAATATATCAATAGAATAAATAAACTATATGACAGAGCAGTTCGATGAAGGAGTAATGGATATAATGAGATCAGTTGGTTTAGCTGCATTAATAGGTTCAGTTGCTACATACGGTGTAAAAGCTATCAACAAAGAGCTTGAAAAAAGTATGGCTCCGTCACAAGAAAAGATCCAAGCTCTACAGCAAGCTGCTACACAGACATCGGATCCAGTTGCTAAACAAGCTATTAAGCAAGCCGCTGTATTAGTTAAGCCAAATAAACCATTACCATCACAACATATACAAAAAAGATCTAGTGATGAGGATATTATTAGCAGAGCTAAACCATATATTACTCAGCACGAAATTTATGGTACAGATATATACAGTAAATCAAACGCGAAATTCTTAACCGTGAGACCTGATGACGCTAAAGCTGGTAACCCTACAATTGGCATTGGTCATAAAG